CCTTGAAGGTCCAGTGAGTTCTTTTTATATTGGTTATCTAGGTTACGTTTGGTACGTGCGTTATCAAGTCCTTGTTGAGTATACACATTGTTAAGTAAACTACTTACACTTAAACCAGCAACACCTGACTCTCCCGATGAAACCCTTAGTGCTGCCTGTTCTCGCCTGGCTTGTTTGGCTCTATCAGACATAGCTGTTGCTGCCTTAGCCGCAAGTTGGTGGTTCTGTGTGTCTATTGCGTTCTGCTGTAGCTGTAACTGTTGTTCAGCTGCTTTTTTCTGGTTATCTGCTTGTTGTGACTGTGCATATCCACTATAGGCTGCTCCTATAGCTGACACAGCCACAGCTGCTAACCCTGGATTACACATCCTCTTTACTCCTATAGAAATAAACAAAGGTAGCTCCTGACTGTAGCTTTACTTTGTCACCTAGTGTAAAACCAGCCCACTTTAGCCATTCAAGTGAAACAGTGTTGTTAATATCAGTTGAGTTAAAAAGGAATGGATAGACGTTGTTCATTTCTTTAACAAAACGTTTAGTTACTTTAAGTAACCTCGTGTAATATGAAGGTAAACAAGTGCTACTTAGTAACCATGGGCATCCTACATTGTCATCCACGCCTGAAGGTGAGACACCACCAATACTGATTATATCGTTACCTGCGTATCCAGCCCAACAAAGCGTAGCTGATTTAACGCTGTTCATTACAACTGACATGTGGTTTGTTTGTCCACACTTGTCTAGTTCAATACGATCTGCTTCTCGTAGGTTTTTACCTAATAGGTAAGCATCCACGCTGGTTACGTTTCTTTTTATCCTTATCATTGTGATTGACTCCTTTGAATGTAATAACCCTCCCATTCAGCACTTTGAAACTGACTAGGCATGGGTGATTTATTAATTAATTTAATAGTTACGTCCTCAGCTGAGTTCATTACCGTCACTCTGAACCGTCCTGAGTCGATAACAGGTTTACCGAGTAAAAGATTACCTGAACCAAGCACACGCCCCTTATAAGGATAAGTATAAGTTGACCTTGCTGTGGCCGTTACCTCTACCTCAAAGTCACCTGAGTTAACATAATCAATAATTAGATTTCTAAGTTGTAGCTTAGAGTTAAGTACGGATAGGTTTCTATATTTAACTGTCTGTTCAGAGAAGGTATAAACAGCATCATATCTACGACCTACATAAACATAACCTGCACTGTAATCCCCTACTATCTCTAAGATACCATTAGTTACTTTTGTGATACCCAGCATAGCACCTGTATCAGGACCAAAGGCAGGACCTAATATCACTTGTGTTTCACCTACATCATCAAAAGGTAGGTTCCATGTCGTTTTACCTGTGCCTGCACTATAAGTACCTACACTCGTTACTTTACGATCTAGTAAAACACGATAACCTATGGTATCAAGTTTATTAACCTGTAAGTCCATGCTTTCAAGGTAGACACCATCAGCTCTAGCTACAGTTAGATAAACCACTGTGTTTATAATATCGATATTTAATATATTATCGGTTGGGTCAAGTGTCCATCTGGACCAGCTAGATTGTTTTTTCTCTTGCCCTTGCCAATAAAATTTATAAACATAGAGACTGTTTTTATCACCCTCAGTCAATGCTATTAAAATATCCTCGTTAGAGCTGGTTACTATCTTATAAACACCTTTAGGTATGTAAGTAGGTATATGCTTGGTTACATCTGCTGCATCATTAGTCAATGTATCTGTTGATACATAATATTCCTTAACACCTGCATAATCACCTCTATCAACTACAAAGTAGATATTAGGTCCAGCACCCTCAGGCCGTACCTTAGTAGATGCTTCAAATGAAGTAACTTGGTCTATCTTTACAGATTTAGGTGTAAGTGCATCTGCTCCTGTTAAGACAAACTGTGTCTGATCAGAGAACATCATAAGTGATTTATTAAAAGGCACTGCGTGTGCTAGGTTTGTAACCTTTGCGTTGGATACAGACACATCAACAACATCGGAGTCTAATACATCTGTAACTGACTCACGCCAGTAGTTAAAATAGTCAGCTGCTGCTGAAAATATAACGTTCTCACCTGAGATAACACCTAGACGGTTCCTGTGAAAGAATATATCTTGTATTGTCCTGCCAACAAAAGACGGCTCAGGTGANGANNTATTATCACCTACTAAACGATCTCCCCATGAAGCTGTNGTAAAAGTGAAAGTGCCGTTACTGTTTCTTATTAATCTGTGTGGCATGGTTGCTACATCGTAACCTAGTAATTCACCTGGTTTTACATCTTCAACCCACACACCACCTGTTTTACGCACGTAGTAGTTATCAAAGCTATTAGTAGGGTCACCTGCTATCTGATAAAAAGTACCTTCTGCTGCTGTAGAGGGTACATCAGCAAATAGTTGTTTAGTACCAGTTAAAACGCCAGGTGCTACGTCTGCTCTCATTGCCACTTTCACTGTTGAGTTAACAATGAAAGAATAATCAGCAACTGTTACTACTTTAAAATCAGACTTAGGGTCTAGTGAAGAAAGATAACCAGTCCCTGTAGGAAAGTTAACTACCTTTTCAATACCGTTTAGATCAAATACTTTTAAGTCACCGTTAGTGATAGTAACAATGTAACGCTCGTTTTTATCTCTGTTGATTGTATGTACTAACATACTAGACACATCAATCCCGTTATAACCAAGGTATGCCATGTGTTCTGTAGGTGGTCTCTTTCCTAAACCAGTTACTAAAGAAGAATAAGCGTTTACTTGTTCCTCTGCCTGTGTGTTTAAGCGTACTGTTGTTGGTTGTTGTGATACACCATTATAAAGTCCAGGTATTGTGTGACTAAGTAATGTCATAAGTTTCTATCCAGCACTGAGCTAACAGAGTAGCTTCCTGTCAGCATGTTATTATCTGCGTTCTCTAAATCTTCGTCATACATCTTAGCCCTTACTTCAATCTCTTCCTGTTGTGTAAAGCCGTTGAGTGTTGACGAACCTAGCATACGTGACTGATATACCCTTGCTGCTTTTATCTTAATATAATGACGCGCTGTTTCAGGTAGATCTTCATAAGCTAAAAAGAATACAACATCAAACTTTAGTGTCTTATTAAAGAGGTCGGTATGTTCTCTACGGTCATACATTTTAGAACCACGCATAACAAGATCATAATCCCAAAATTCTTTCGTGGTATCTATTTTAAGTACGTTACTGGGTACTAAAATGTTTTGGTTTACATCAGGTACAATAGGATAATTAACTTCTGAATTGAAGTGCCAACCCTCAGCCTGTACCGCTCTGCTTTGTTCATTTAGTGTAGCTACCGCTTGCTCTACGTTAAGTAGCCCTGTGTTTACTAAGGTATTAACTGGTGTATCACCTATAGTGGCTAACATTACGTTAACAGCTTCAAGCTCTGTTGTTAGTGTTAAAGTGGGCATAAATTAATCATCCTGTTTAAACGAAAAAAAGGGACTACCATATTTATATAGTAGTCCCTTAGGGTAATGAAGTTTATTAAACTACAGTTTTAATCTCAACCGCACACTCAGGTCGTAGGATACCATGACCTAAGGCGTACTTAGCAACTACTAATGTACCTTGTCGTCTAATATCATACTCAGCCTCAGTGGCTAGGTCTAACAGTTGAACTGTACCTACAGCACCTTTGTTCATTACAAGACATGCTGTTTTAGTGAAGTCACCATCATACTTATTACCGAATGAAGTTGTGATGTTTGTGTTAGGTAGATGGTTTGTTTTCACAATATCAATACCAGCCACTTCAGGTAAGTAACCTTCAGATAATGAACCTGCGCCACCCCAGAACTTATTAAGTAGGTTTGTGTCCTGTGCTAACAAATAATATTGTGCAGGTCGTAAGAAAGCACAGCGGTCGTTAGCTGGTACGTCTTTTTCGTCAAGCATCTGTGCAGCTGCCCAGATACCAGCACCTAATGTTGGTGCATCTGTTAAAACTGCAGTTCCTTTGACGATCTCACCGCCATCATATCCACCTGTTACAGTAGGTAGTGCTCTTGCTGCTAATACACCTGTTTGAGCTACGTTCTTATCATACTGGTTTGCCAGTGCGATACCTACTTGACGTGTGTACTCACTGCGATAGTCAAAGTGAGACTTTGCTTCCTCAATGTTAGCAAAGAACACATCAGATAATAGTAAATCATCAATAGTGATGATACGTTCAGCTAGGTTAGCTGCTTGTCCTAAAATCTCAGTACCTGGTGTATGATAGTTAGCACCTACTTTCCAGGTAGCAGGGAACTGTGCGCTCTTACCGCTTGCAATATTACGTACTTGGTGTTTCTCTTTGAATACGTTGACTTCGTCAAAAGCCGCCATTACTTCACCACCAAATACTTTTAAGAATAAAGCATTTTCATCACCTAAGCCATTGACCTGGCCACCGTGAAGAACTGTTGAATTTGCCATTTAGTTTTTTCCTTAGAGTAGTTATTAAAGTTGCGGTTAGTTCCGCGTGTGTTTCTATCCGTGTCTACTCGTTCTATATACTCAAGATTATCTGCCTCAGCAGGTCATGTCTCAAGATCTTATAGTTAGGATAATAGGGTAAAAACCCGTCCGTTAAAGCTAGACGGGTTGTGTTCGTTAAATATTAGAAGCTGCTAACTTCTGTGAGACCTTAGCTCTAAACGCTGGGTCTGTCTTATAAGCCTTAGTTTGCATGTCTACTTTGACTTGCTCCCATGAGTCATACACCGCTTCAGTTCTACCTGTAGCTTCTCCCTGTACTAACTGCGGTTTTACACCTGACGCTTCAGTAAAACGCTTGTGTAGTTCCTTAACCGCTGAGATTGTATCACCTCCTTCTTGAGTAGCTGCCTCGTTAAAATCTAATATCTCTTGTTCTGTTAAGTTAGCTGAAGCCCAGCGAGTCATGCTGTTGTACTCTTCTTCACCACCTACAGTTTTATAAATACTCTGTAACTGTAAAGCTGTGCTTGCTTCCTGACCTTTTATATAAGCGTCAACAACTTCCTTAGGTAGACCGTTCTCCTCAGCTAACTTCTGATAAGACTCAGGTGATAGTTCTCCTTTATCTGCATACTCAGTATAGAACGCCTCTAAGGACTCAGTAGTTACACCTTCAGTTTTAACTTCTGGTTCATCAGCTTTA